CGACTTATTCAACCAAGCGCTGCTCAGAATCAAGCAACACAGACTGGGCGCCTGCAACAGAGCAAGGGGTGCAGTCAACCGCCTGCCAATCGCACAACGGTCTGCGCATTACTCAAATATAAACCGCTTCCAGAATACCCTGAGAGCGGATATCAAGAGGCTAAAAAAATGAAAAGTTGCAAAAAAAGACTGTTAGAGTTTTCCGAGTTTACATGGGGGGTCACAGAAAAAGCCGTCGAATGGTTGGCCGTTGCCATCAGCTGTTTTGGTGTTGGCGCACTCGCTGGCGCATTGTTCGGCATGGCTGGCCTAGATGAGTGGGGCCAAGTTGTTGTGGCCATTGTCACCACCATTCTGGCCTTTGGTGGTCTTCAGGTTGCGAGCATGAGAGCTGCTGAGAAGCGCGAGAAGATTGCGGCGGTATCTGATGCGCTCAAGAGTAAACCGATGGCACACAAGCGCTGGTGTAATTCCAAGGCGTGCGGCTGTCTGGGTTGCGCAAATAGCGCTATATATCAAGCTGGCTTGACCAAAGCTGACTTTGATCTCTGGGCTGAAGCAGAGGGCAAGACATGATTGAAGCACTAATGTTGATCTATATGATGATTGCTGCTGGCACATACTTTGCTTTCATGTCCAGAGGCATGAAATGCACAAAGCAGGCAAGAATAATGACTGCGCTTTTTATGGCCATTGTGTGGCCTTTTCTTATAGGTTTTGCACTTATTGAGGTGATTGAAAAATGAACAAACCAGACTGGAATGAAGCACCTGCAGCACCCAGAGATGGGCTTGAGGTTTACTGGGCTGGCGCTTGGTACTGCAACCTCAATGATGAGTATGCTCTGCTGCATGATGGGGTATGGATATTATCGACAGACCACCCAAGCAAAATTGCTGAAAGCAGCAATTACCAAACCAAGCAAGCAATTGAGGTCAAGGTCGGGCAAGAGTGGGCATCACCAGAGCCTCATGGCTGGCTGGTTGCTGCTATCTTTGGCGACAAAATCTTGCTGTGCAGGAATGATGGCAACTCTGTGGCAAGCGTGAAGTCTCAGGCTGTCTCACACGAGTGGCTCACAGCTGGGACATGGAAACTCATCAGCGAACCAGAGCCAGTATTCACTGAGGCGCAGATCAGGCAGGCTGTGTCTGAGAACCATTGCAGAGCCATGCTCACTGAGGACATCATGGCTTCACTGCTCGCCAGCTAATCTGATACCATTACCAGATGAATGACGAAAAACCCAAAAGAGGTTGCCCGCTGATGGTTGAGGGCAACAAGCTCTGGCAGAGAGCCTACAAAGATGGCGTGTCAACATCTGGGCGGCCTGAGCTATACACTGACCCCAAGAAGCTGTGGGCCGACTGCTGCGAGTATTTTGACTGGGTTGAGAAAAACCCGCTCATTGAGCAGCGGCCTTTTGCTTTTCAGGGTCACATCACATATGCCGATGTCGAGAAGATGCAGGCCATGACCAAGGGCGGTCTGTGCATATTCCTTGGCATTCATCACACCACATGGATGGCATGGGGCGCTGAGGGTCACAAACTGAGAGATGTGGTGCTCATGGTGAATGAGGTCATTCTGCATCAGAAAATCACAGGCGCAGCAGCTGACCTGCTCAACCCTGTCATCATATCCAGAGAGGTTGGGCTCGCTGACAAGCAAGACCACCAGAGCTCAGATGGCTCAATGACTCCAACCGTCATCACTCGCACCATTGTTGACCCTGCTGAATAGATGACCTCAGCTGTGGTGGCGCTCGACATTGCCACACCTCGCTGGTCTCTCCCGCTGCTGGTTGCTGCTCGGTTCAAGGGCATCAAAGGTGGCAGGTCTGGCGGTAAGTCGCACGAGCGAGCAGAGGCTCTCATTGAGGCCATGGTCATGGATGAGAACCTCAGCGCGGTCTGCATCCGCGAGATCCAGAAATCCCTCAAATTTTCAGCAAAGAAACTGCTTGAGCAGAAAATTGCCAAATTCAAAGTTGGCCATCTGTTCGACATCACAAGCACTGAGATTAGACGCATTGGATCTGATGGTAAATTCAAAGGGGTGATCATATTTCAGGGCTTGCAGGATCACACAGCCGACTCAATCAAGTCGCTTGAAGATTTCCAGATCGCTTGGGTTGAAGAGGCGCAGACACTCTCAGCCAAATCAATGCAGTTGCTTATTCCAACCATCAGGGCAGCTGGCTCTGAGCTATGGTTCACATGGAACCCTCAAGATGAGAATAACCCAGTTGAGCAGCTGTTCGCAGATGCGGCCAATGATCCAGACTTTGTGCTTGTGCATGTCAATTTCGAGCAGAACCCATTCTGCACAGAGGAATCAAAGAAGGAAGCGGCGCGCTGTGCAAGGGTTGACCCAGAGAACTATGAGCACATCTGGCATGGCGCATACGACATCAAGAGCGAGGCCCAAGTATTTAGTGGCAAGTGGCAAGTGGAAGAGTTCGAGCTTGACGAGAGCTGGGCGCCTATGTTCGGCGCTGATTGGGGATTCTCTCAAGACCCCACCACAGCCGTTGAGTGCTATGTCAACGACCGCACCCTCTACATCAGGCGCGAGGCTTGGAAGTTGGCCCTAGAGCTTGACCAGACAGCGCCATACTTCAAAAAGTGTCTGCCGGAAATCGCCAAGCACACAATCAGGGCAGACAGTGCGCGGCCTGAAACAATCAGCTATTTGAAGAACCCAGCGCGAGGTGATGACCGCCTCCCAATGATCGAGAGCGTGAAGAAGGGCGCAGGCTCTGTTGCTGATGGCATCACACACATGCGCAACTATGATCGCATTGTGATTCACCCTGACTGCCCCAAGACAGCAGAAGAGTTCAAATTCTACAGCTACAAGGTCAACAAGCAGACCGGCGACGTTTTGCCAGAGGTCAAAGACGCTTGGAACCACTGCATTGATGCGATCAGGTATGCACTGCAGCCGCTTATCAAACCTGATGGTTTTGTTTTCGACTGCTAATGCTATACTTTGCCGCTAACCCAAACACCTGACCGGATCGCTGCGCATGGCCAACCCATTTAAAAAGACCCCAGAGGCGCAAAGCCGATCACTGACAGCGGAAACCATCAAGGCTTTTCTGCTGCAAGATGTGAAGTCACTCACACTGCCGATGACCACCCCAACTTGGCGCGTGGCCAAGGGTCAAGGCGATTGGAATATTCAGACCGCAATCACTGAAGGATACAATGCAAGCTCTGTTGTGTTCGCAGCAGTTGAGAAGCGCGCCAAGTTGATTGCCTCAGTTCCGTGGAAAGCGCAAAAGCTCGCAGGTGATGTATGGGAAGATGCGCCAGACAGCCCGTTGCAGAAATTGCTCAACCGGCCCAACCCTTCAGTTAGCCTGTACGAGCTGATGTACTCAACCTCGCAGTCATTGGATCTTGCAGGCGCTGCGTATATCTCAGAGATCAAGGGTGGCATTGACGGCACGCCATTTGAGTTGTGGCTACTACCGGCCAAGGGCATCAAGATCAAAGCCGGTGATGTGCGCCTGATTGATGGCTACACATTCACAGGCGCAAGCGGTAGACCCAGAACCATTGCGCCAGAGGATATGATTCACCTCAAACTGCCAAACCCTGACAACCCCTATTTTGGCCAGCCCACACTGAAGGCGGCAGGTAGGGCAGCAGATGTCGATAGAGAAAGCGGAGACTGGCAGAAGTCATCCCTGCAAAACAGGTCGGTCATGGATCTGCATATTGAGGTGCCAGAGAATACCGGCCCAGAGATGCGTGATGAGATACGCAAGAAAATGAAAGAGCGCCAGAGTGGGCCTGCTAATGCCAGAGCGCCTTTGGTCACATCAGGTAAGGTCAACCAGTTGGGCCAAACAGCGGTTGAGATGGATTTTGTGAACAGTCGCAAATCCAACTGGACAGAGATTGGCGCAGTGTTCGGCGTGCCATTAGCCATGCTTGGATTCACTGAGAATGTGAACCTCGCCAATGCAGATGCCATGAAACGGCTTCTGTGGGAAGATACCATCATACCTCAGCTGGTCTTGATGAAGATGCAGTTCAACTATCAGCTGGCCAGTGAGTTTGGGCCTGAGTTCCGCATGGAGCCAGACCTCACGAACATCAGCGCGCTCAAGGATGATGAGGGCAAAAAACTAGACAATGCAGCCAAGGCGGTCAGTCTTGGATATACGCGCAATGAGGTTAATGAGAAATATGAGCTTGGATTTGATGAAACAGAAGATGGTGACATCAGGTATGAGCCAGCTGGACTGCTGCCCCAAGGCTTTGGAAGAGAGCCACCAGAAGGCGATGACGACCAAGAAGCGCTAACCCTGCCAGACGCATCAGTTGAGAAGGTGCAAGATGCAGTGCTGAACGGCGCACAGATCTCTAGCCTAAGCGACATCGCCAGCAGTGTTGCAGATGGCACGCTCCCAGCTGAGACGGCCAGAGGCTTGATTGCTGCAGCGTTCCCAGCGCTAACAGCCCAGCAAGTGGATGACATCATCAATCCAGTGGTCAACTTCACCCCCAGAGAGCTTGACGAAAAAGGCATGAAGTTTTTGCAAGCTCTTGCGTATGGAGATGAGACATAAATCTCATCCCTTTTTTGTGCGCCATGGATAATGCTTGGATACATGCAGGCGTTGCATGGCGCGTTGCAAGGGGTGACTCACCCAAGATGATCTGCATCTGGGCCTCGCAAGAGACTAACCGGCTGCTGATGTATGGAGAGCAGAAGGCGTGAAAACAGTCACAGGTCTGACCCCAGCCAGAGAGCAGCAACTTGTTGAGCGACTGGTGCTGAGCCAAGAGCGCGCAATGCAGCCTGCAATGGCCAGAGAGATCAAGCGCGCAATGAAATCAATGTCAGCGGCTACAACATCAGGCGCTGCTAAGTCAGCGCTAGCAGCGCACAAGGCAAGAGTTGCGGCAATCCTAGACAAGCAATACCGGTCATCATTCAAGGTGTTCGGGTCTCGCATTTTTGAGGGTGCCGCCAAGGTGCAAAAAGCAGTGCCATCAACAGCCCAGTTCACAGCCATGGCAAATGAGTGGATCAAAAAGAACGGGGCCAAAAGAGTCATCGAGATTGCTGGAACCACTCAAGAGCAAACCGCTGCCATTGTTAATGCGGCAACCAGTCAGGGCATTCTTGATGGTATGAGTGAGATCGCCATTGCCAAAGAGATCCAGAATGAAGTGGCCAGCCAAGCGCTGACCATGAGCAGCTACCGATCAAGGGTGATTGCTCGCACAGAGACCGGAACAGCGGCCAAGGTTGCAACCGATCAAGGCGCACTGGCATCAGGCTTGCCGATGATGAAGGAATGGGTCGCAAGTGGTGGCGAGCGCACCAGAGAGACCCACAGAAGTGCAAACGGCCAGAGAGTTAGAATGAGCCAGCCATTTGATGTTGGCGGTTCTGCGCTGATGTATCCACAAGATCCAAACGGCCCTGCTGTAGAGGTGATTAACTGCCGATGCGTGGCGGCATATATAGTGATTTGATATTCATGCGTGCATGTGTATCCTATAGGCAACCAGTGAGAGTGTAACAATGGAATACAAAACCCTTCAATTCAAAGCAGATGATGTTGACCCAAAAGGCAAAAAGTTTGCCGGTCTTGCGAGCACTGGTGATCTGGATCGCGGCAAAGATGTGATAATTGAGGGCGCATTCACCAAGACACTCAGCGAGAGAGCTGGGAGAGTCAAGCTGCTCTGGAATCACAGGTCAGACTTGATGCCCATTGGCAAGCCTGAGAAGCTGGAAGAGAGAAACGGCTCTCTGTATATAGAGGGCGCAATCTCTGAGACAAGCCAAGGCAAAGACGCGAGCATATTACTTGCCGATGGCGTGCTCACTGAGATGAGCATTGGCTACACCACAAAAGTGGCAGAGCTTGACCAAGAGACCGGCATCAGGACAATCAAAGAGCTTGAGCTGTTTGAAATCTCGCTGGTGAATTTCCCAATGAATGAGGCAGCACGCATCACAGCTGTCAAAAATTTAGATGTCAGAGAGCTTGAGCATATTCTGCGTGAGGCAGGCTATACCAACAGCCAAGCAAAGTGCATGGCCAACTCTGGCATCAAAAGTCTGCGCGAGGCAGATACCCAAGACGAGCAAGAAGCAAAGCAGGCCGCATTGCTGGCTGAGCTGGACACTGTGCTCAAATCCTTTAAATTTAAATGAGTATCTGATTATGGAATTAAAAGATCTAGTCGAGAGCTTCAAAAGCACTCAAACCGCATTCACTGAAATGCAAGAAAAGCATGACACTGAGATGAAAGAGATGGGATCAGTGCAAGCTGAGACCAAGGCTGCCCTTGAATTGGCAGAGACTAAAATGACCGAAGCGCTGAGCAAGTTTGACAACATTGATGCAGAGCTGAAGAAATTAGCATCTGCAGCTGAGCAAGCTGCGTTTGTTGAGGCCAAATCATGGGGCCAGCAATTTGTTGAGAGTGAGAAGTTTCTCGCACTTGGTGGATCTGACCGCAAAGGCTTTGGCGCTGTAAACGCTGAGATGGAACAGAAAGACATCACTGGCACAGTGGCAAGCGCCATGGGTGCGGTGCAAGACTTCCGTGATCCAACCACCTACCGCACAATTGGTGGTATGCGTGCACTTCGCATCCGTGATCTGCTTCCAACGATCCCAGTGAATTCTGGTGCTGTTGAAATCATGCGCATCACATCTGTCACCAATAACGCGGCCCCTCAAGGCCCAGCTGCCGGTACTGCACAAGGCGCTGGTGAGTTGGTAACAAAAGCCAAGTCAAATCTGGTTATTGAAGCAGTGACCGTTGCTGTGCGAACTATCGCGCACTATGTAATTGCATCTCGACAAGTCCTAACAGACGCACCTCAGCTGAAAGGCATCATTGATGGTGAGCTGAACTATGGCCTTGACCTTGAGTCAGATGAGCAATTGCTCAATGGCTCTGGAACTAACCAAGACCTCACTGGCTTGATGGTAGATGCAGCTGTCCCAACAGTTGGCGAGATCGCCAGCGGCACAACTGCGGCTGAGTTGGCCGGTGCAATGATCGACCACATACGCGCTGCAATTACTGAGTGTCAAACCAATGAGTATTACAACATCAATGGCTTGATCTTGAACCCAGTTGATTGGCAAACACTTGAAACAGCCAAAGCAACTGATGGCCATTTCTTGTTGGTAGCCTTCGCAGCCACTGCTGGCCAGACTCAAACTATCTGGCGCGTGCCAGTTGTTGTGTCTAACGCAATGACTGCTGGTGTTTTCTTGCTTGGTGATTTCCAAATGGGTGCGACCATTTATGACCGCGAGCAAGCTAACATTCGCGTATCTGAGTCACATGCTGACCTGTTCATTGAGAACGGTGTTGCTGTACTCGCTGAAGAGCGTTACTGCTTAGGCATTAACCGCCCCTTGGCATTCTGCAAAGGATCGTTTGCTATCGCCGCTTAACGGAGGAAGTAACCGATAGAAAAAGCCTGCCCTAACCGGTGGGCTTTTTTTTGTGCTACCATTTGTCATCTTCATTTTATTGAGATCTGAGCAATGCAAAAATTCAAAATCCTAAGCACTTGCCCACTGGGTGAGAAAGGCGCAACTGTTTCTTTGAATGAAAACTCTGGCCAGACCAGAGCGAGAATCAAAGGCGGCCAGATCGCACCAGTAACCAAACCAGCCAACAAACCAGCTGAGTCAAAGGTGGTCAAGCCAGCTGAGCAGAAAGCATCTGTTGCAGCCACAAAGGCTGGCAAGAAAGCGTCCAAGTAAATGCAATCAATCCCTTCAACCCCAGTCACCCCAGTCATAACTGATCAGCAGCTTGCCGATTGGTTGAGGCTGGATGACCTGACAGATCCTCTCATCACTCCATTGGCTACTGCTGCCACAGCAGGGGTCATCGAGTATTTGAACCGGAACCTGATAACCAGAGAATTCACGCTCACTGCGCAAGACTGGCCAACAGCCGGAACCCCAACAGCTGGTATGTCACCATCCCTTGGCGGCTTTGTTCTCAACATTCTGCTGCCTTACTCCAACAGCATGGCTGATGTAGCCAATGCGGTCACAGCGGTCACAGTGAATGGTGATGCATATACTGATTACAATCTGCGCGGTGATGAGATCGTATTCGATGGCTTCACCTCGCACGATGATGATGAGCCTGCATTTGTGGTGGTTTACGATGCGGGATACTCAGACATTGATGCGGTGCCAGAGGCTATTGTCACAGCGGTCACTATGGTGGCGGCTTACATGTACGAGCACAGAGGCATGTGCACAGCTGCAGACGCGATCAACAACACAGGCGCGGCAATGCTGCTGACACCTTATCGCAGGGCAGAGATGTTCATCTGATGAAGTGCTGCGACATCACAGCCGGTCAACTCAATCGCAAGATCACAATCAGCCAGTCAGTGCTTGTTGATGATGGCTATGGCGGCGACACTGAGACATGGACAACCGTTGTTACTCCATGGGCATTTATCAAACCCAAGAGCGGCGGCGAGAAGATGCACAGCCAGAGGCTCGATGCAACCGGCATGGCCTCAGTGTTCATCAGGTATCGAGATGATATTGATGAGACCATGAAAGTGACCTATGCCGGAAAGGATTACCAGATCAGGTCCATTGTTGACATCGAAGAGGCTCACATCTGGATGGAGCTGCTGATTGAGAGAGGTGTTGCGCAGTGATCACGGGCGTGGATAAAACTATCAAGAATCTGCAGGGCTTGGCGGTTGACATAGACAGCGCCATTGATGACGCAGTGCTCGACGTTGCGCACATGGTGAGAAGCACTGCCATCAAGTCAATCCAAGAGCAGTCACAAGGCCGCACTGTACGCAAGACAACACAGGGCGGCACTCCTATCAGTCACACAGTCAGCGCTGAGGGTGATGCCCCCAACACAGACACAGGTGCGCTGGTCAAGTCAGTTGCAGTTGAGCACACAAAAGGCAGTCGAGTTGCAGAGGTCGGCAGTGATCTTGACTATGCCGCCCATCTGGAATTTGGCACAGTCAACATGGCAGCGCGCCCATTCCTTGAGCCAGCCAGACAAGCTCACAAGCGAGACCTTGAGCCTGCCATCAATCGCGCTGTCACTCGACAAATTCAGCAGGTGCTTGCATGACCCCTTTGCTTTATCCGGTATTATTGACCCAGTTGAAAACAACGGGGTTTGATTGTGTTTCATACGTTCCCCAGTCGGCAAACCCTGCCAGCGGTGCAGCGTTTCCATACGTTGTTCTTGAAGCACCCAAGCTGAATGAGCTTGATTCAGATGAGATGCTATTCTGGGAGGGCACATTCCTTGTGCATGTGTGGAGCCGCACCAAGTCAGTCAAGCAGGTCATCGAGATGCAATCAGCCATATTTACAGCCATGCACAGGTTCACTGCAACCATGACCGGCTATGCACTTGTCGATTGCATTCAAGAGTTTTCTGAGCAGTTAGCAGATCCAGATGGAAACACAAGGCATGGCATCCAGCGTTTTCATGTTAATATAGGCAAGTCTTAATTTTTTAATCTTTTTTGGAGTGTGAACAATGTCAGTAGGAATCGGAGTTATAGGCCGTCAGGTCACCATGACAGTAGGCGGTCAAACCCTACTGGGAACAATCACCAAAGCATTCACAGCAACAAATGAGCTGCTTGACACCACAGATGACGCAAGCGCAGGCTGGCAGGAATTCCTGGCTGTAGCTGGAAAGAAGGCTTTTGACTTCACTATGTCTGGCACTGTCAAGAACTATGAGCTGCTTGCCGCCTTCTTTGGCAGCTCGCAGATCTTCCCAGCAGTTGTGACCCTGCCTGATGGCAGCACAGTCACATTTGACGCAGCGCTTGAGAGCTTCGCCATGACCGGTGAGAGCAATGGCCTGCAGACATTTGATGCGCCATTCAAATCATCTGGTGCTGCTGTATTTGTTGCTGGCACTTAACGCCTAATGGCAGTCAAAAAGTCAGTTGAGATCACATGGAACGGCACCAGCTATATGGTGCCTATTTCCATGGGGCTCATTAACCAGATCGAAGAGCACATCAATCTGATGATTATGATGCAGAATTCGATGACTGGTGACATCAGATTCAGTCAGGCGTCACTGCTGATCTCAATGCTGCTCACTGAGGGCGGATGCAAGATCACACAGGATGAAGTCTGGCAGGCTATGTTTGGCGCAGGCGAGATGGGCGCAGAAGAAGTGGCCCCGCTGCTTTTTGAAATCTGGTCAGCGATATTCCCTGAACCGCCAAAAAAGTCCAAGCCGCTGCGAGCGGCGAAGAGCAAAAACCGCTAAAACGTTGGCCGTGGGAGCACTTCTATTCTGCCTTAGTTGGTCAGCATGGAATGGCCCCATCAGAGTATTGGAAGATGGCCCCAGCTGAGTGCTGGATGGTCATTGCAGTGAAAATGCCAGAGCGTACCTTTGGCAGCATGAGTGAGCAGCAGTTTGATCAGCTGGTTGAACGGCGGAAAGAATTAGAGGCCCAAGGAATCAATCTGTTATGAGTCAAGTGGGTGTCATTAGCGTCAAAGTTGTTGTTGAAAACTCTGACGCAGAAGCAAAGCTAGGAAAAACCAGCCGATCTGTAAAACAGATGGGAACAAATCTGCGCGCCTCAATGAACACTTGGGCCAAGTGGGGTGCCGCTGGTGCCGCCGCTGCCGTGGCTGTTGCTGCTGCTATCTTCAAATCAACCGCATCAAATATTGATTCGCTGGCAAAGACCGCTGACAAGTTAGGCTTGGCAACAGATAAGCTGGTCGGCTTGCGGTTCGCTGCTGAGCAGACCGGCATTGCTCAGGATACTCTTGACATGGCCCTGCAGCGGTCCACTAGGCGGATTGCAGAGGCCGCACAGGGTACAGGCGAGGCGGTCAAAGCACTTGATACTTTGGGCCTGAGCGCTGAGGATCTCGCCAAAAAGTCACCAGATGAGCAGATGCGAGACATAGCAGATGCGATGATGCAAGTGGAAGGCGAAGGAAACAAGCTGGCGCTGGCATTCAAGCTGTTTGATTCTGAGGGTGCTGCGCTGGTCAACACACTCGCAGGAGGCTCAGCCGCCCTCGATGACTTCCAGAGCAGAGCTGATGCCATGGGCATTGCGCTCAGTCGCATTGATGCAGCAAAAGTTGAGCAGGCAAATGATGCGCTGAATGAGGTCAAGAAAGTTCTGACCGGTGCCGCTCAGTCGGCAACAGTTGAGCTTGCGCCGATAGTCACAGCGCTGGCCAGTAAGTTCACCAACATGGCGATTGAGGCAGGCGGCTTTGGTGCCGTTGCTAAAAACGTATTCACAGGAATCATCAACATCGTTGCCAAATTAGCCGACATGCTGCGCGGCGTGCAGGTAGCAGGCAAGGTGGTTGAGGTTGGGTTCTTGGGATTAGGTGCGGCCATTGTTAAGAGCGGCACTACAATTTTGATTGGCTGGTCAAACATATTTGAGACCATTGGCATGGGGTTGCGCGGATTGATTGAGACCGCCAACAAGCTGCCATTGGTCAATATCCCAACAGATGGGCTGGATAGCTTCACGGCATCGCTTCAGGCCGAACAAGACGCACTGAAAGCCATGGGTGATGTGTCTGTGAAAGCTGTCAAGGATGCAAGCGCAGAGCTGCAAGAGCTGGCCATGCGGCCGCTGCCATCAACCGCCATTCAGCAATTCGCAGATGAAGCGCTCAGCATTGCTCAGGCTAGGGCAGACGCTATTGCAGAGATCAGGGCCAGCGCTGGTGCCGAAACTGTACCAGACGCAGACAGCGCTCTCATTGTGGCCACAAAAGCTGAGTCTGAAGCATTCCT